GTATCCCATCTTTCCCATGAATCTTTTATATTTTCATCAATCGAATCCCAAGGTGTATTTTTACCACTATTTGTATCTCCGAAAACGCTAAACCTCTGATCGTAAATAGACCATGTACTTTCTTCGTAATTATATATTAAGACTTGATCTTGAGTTATATCTGCTAATTGAGATTCTACTTGTCTATATGCAAACATGAATTGACTTGTACCCCTAGCAAACCCACCATATGTTAATTCAATATTTGGCTGATCCATTTTATCTCTTGTGAAATAAGGTATCTTATTATCAAATCTAACCGATCTTCTTCCATCAGTGGTTATCAATCCATTTTCACCTAATGACTTTGCTTCATAATTCCAAGATACAGCAGAGAAAGTTGCATCCGTTCCAATTACAGATGGTATCTTTCTAACAAAATATGGATTAAATGCATCTCTGGTTTTCTCTAAAGACCAATCAGAATTTTGAAACTTCATTACCAATATATCACCTAGAATTATCGTTCCTTTCATTAGTTCGTATGTATCTGCTGATAGAATTCCTGCTCCAGCAACGTTGAACTTATCACCATTGCCTGAACTATCTCTAATGCCGGAATATAAACACCCTTGTTGATATGGAACTGCTGCTATCACTGGGACAAAGAAGTTAAGTCTTTCACCAAACCAATGTACTTTAGTGGCTTTTGTTAAAGCTCCTTCTGATGGAGGAGCGTAGTCGGTATTATCTGTCGTGTTTGTGAATTCTCCTACATTAGTTCCATCATAAAAATAAACTGAAGACATGCCTTTTCCTGTTAAGACAAATCTCTTAATACCAGCTTTAGTTAAATAAGTTGTTCCAGATACATAATCATCATTACTTGTAATATTAAAATCATAGGTTGGATCTATTCCTAATAATCGTGCATTGAAAGGTATTTGATTAAATATTTGTGTTCCTGAATCATAACTATATAAGTATTTCTTAGTTACTACTATAAGTTCCCTAGTTCCACTATTTGCTGGATCTACATTTTCAAAGATTCCCATCACTCTAGTACCATCAGGAACATCTACTAATTTTTGATTTCCTAATTGATTTCCGAATTGAATGAAACCCATTCTAGATTTTAGTTCTTGTCTATATATGAAACCATTTTTAATAACTTCGAAAGCATCCGATGGGTCTAAAAAATTAACCCCAGAATTTTCTATCCCTGTTTTAAATCCAACTATTTCATAAATATCCATCTATCCTCCAAAAACCACAAAACTAATTTGTAATGGTCTTACAGTTACTCCACTTTTATTTGTTGCAAGAAGTGAAACGGTAGTTGTAGATTTTGCTGTTCCAGCTGTTAGACCGCTTATTAAATTAACATTTAGTGGATCATCGTTTGTTGTAGCACTATATTTCATTCCATTTGCTAATACCATATAAGATGTTGATGGTAATGCTGTAGCAAAAGTAATTACATAGATACCGATAGTTGGGTTAGCAATACTTAAAACATTATGAAAATATGCTGGAGTTATTGCTCCAGTTGCTTGATTTACATCAAATACACAACTTGCTCTCATTCCTAATAATTGTTGTATTCCACTTGCATCTCTTGAGTATGGCTGAACATTTTGCGCTCCAGCGACTGGTGCTTCAATTGCTGTCTTAAGTCTTGAGAAATAAGCAAGATCCATACCTGCGCCTAATGTTGGACTCGTTGGAGTTGCTACTTCTCCAGATGTATATTTAGGCATTTGAGAAAATTGATGTCTACCTGCTTCATCTGCACCATTATCCCAAAAATGATCTATATTCATTGTTGTCTTTGTATAAACAGTATTATTACCAATAATTTCTCTATTTGCTTTTACTGATTTTGTACCATCTGGCGCAACCGCAGTCCAACTCATTTTTCACCTCGCTTCATAAATGATTTAAGTTTACATGCTAACTCTTTTAATTTACTTAGAGAGCCGTTCACTTTCTTTACTTTTAAAATAGGTTCTTTTTTAGTTTCATTTTTTTTAGTATTGTCTGCCACTATTTAACTCCTTGTTTAAAATCTTGGAAAAGCACGATTTAATTTTGCTTGGTTAAATGTTCTTGTTAACATTAACTTTCTCTCATGAGCAAATTCAGTCTTTAATTGATTTAAAGCGCTTGATTCAAATCTAAAATCTCTTGCATAGTTCAAAGCTGCTCCATAAGCAATATATCTCATCCATCTATCAAATGGTAATTGAGGATTACCTTCATCTCCAAATCCTGCAAATTCTTTGTATCCATAAATACTTACATCATAACTTTGATCTGGAATCGTCCTAAAGACCATTTCCGTTCCATAATAAAGCATTTCAGTAGGATACCCAGGTATAAGTATATCTGAATTATGAATCCCCCAATATCCATAAAAATCACTGGGGTTTTGATATATCATTAATTTATTCCATGATATTGATTCAGTTGGTGGGTCTGTAAGTGTTATGAATCCTTCGATTGATATATTAGTAAAATTACTATCAGCGCCTACATCATTGAAAGTGTAAACGCCAGTAGTATTTGTTTCGTCAATTGTAAATTCTAACGTTCCATATTGCTCAAATAGTTTTACATCTTCTGACATTGTCAATGTAACAAAGTCATTTAAATATGTTCTTAATACTGTATCAGAAGAATCTGGATCATTTTTATTGCGTCTACCCAATGCTAATCTCATAATTCTTAAACTATCTGAAACAAACTGTGCCATAATTAATCCTCATATATTGTTCTTAAGGCAAACCTAGGATCTATTGAAGAAATTCTTGTTTCCTTAGAGCCATCTGGATTGTCAAACCATCTCCAAATTGGCGTACCTTTCTTTGATAAGTATGAAACTATACATCTGGGTAAGTCATATGTCTTACCTGGAATTAATTCCTTTTTAAAATCAATCATATCATTTGATAATGTAACTGTAATTTTATTGGTTGGTTGATCTTTTCTATTAAAAACAATCTTTTCAGTGGGATGTAATTCAACAGGACATGGTTTTATTTCATATCTGCATATTTTTAATTTTTTATTTAACTTTCTCGCCTCTCTATTATATCTGATATAATCAGATAAATTTTCTAAGGGCATATCTTCTATAGAAACATTTTCTTTAGAGATTTTATTTATAAGATTATCCATTTCGATTGCTTCAATGTAACCATCTGTAGTTATACTTTTAGCGGGCTGTTCTAAATTTTTATCCTTAACCATCTTTTTTCCTTTTTTTATATAAGGCTCCACGATGGAGCCTTAAAGTTTATTAACACTTAACCAAAATAATTAGCCTATATCAGCTAAATTTGTGATTTGTCCATACTTAATAACTTCAACAAAAATTACATCACCATCGCCACCAATTATATCTGTACCAAGTGTCATTTTATATGTAATTGGATCGTATGCAAAAGCACTACTTAAAGTTTGTGTTCTTGAAATACCCATTACACTACCACCTGAAACATATGCTACATAAGATGTAGAATCAATATTTTCACCAGTAATTACATCTTGTAATGAGAATGTATCTGCTGTTAGAACTGTGATACTATATCTATTATCATTTAGTTGGTTCATACCACGAGCTGTAGGCATCGCTGCTCCTAGATCTGTAATACGAACTTCCCAGCCTGTAGCCATTCCATGAGCAACTGCTGTTAAAACGCAAGGATCTGCTTGTGACACACCCGTGATAGCTGTTCTATAATCGGTTACTCCACCACTTGTATTTGCTGGCGTGAAACCGTCTGTTGTGCCTTGAACAAAGTTAAATGATGCACCTGCTGATGAATCAATAACTGCTTGCTTATAAGAATAAGCTGCTGTTGTTTGATCTTTCAACCATACAGACATAGGAATTCCTGCTGCTGTAGCTGTCCAATCAGTTAAGTTATATACAGTTACTTTGTCGGCGTCAAAACCTAATGTTAAAGTATAGGCAGCCCCTCCAGAGATTAACTGAAATCCTTCGGTCATTGTTTGACCTTGAAATAAATCTGACATAAAATTTTCCTCCTCAGGTTATGCTTTTGTTGAAAGCAATGTTACGATATGTGAATCATCAAGAATTGCTGCATTGAAATAAGCAGTGAATCCCATAGATTGGAATCTATTTAAATAATCATTGAAACCAAGTGGCTTTAAGATCATTTCGGTTGAAACTTCATCTAGTCCTACATATCCGTAAGCATTAGCACCAATAAATGTATTACTATAAACTGGAACTGCATCAGTAGTTACGTGTACTAAAGTAGAAGTAACCCATCTAGCTTCATCAGTTGCTCCAAATTCAGATTTTAATACAGATTCTTGAGCGCCATATCCTGCTGTAGGCACGAATGCATCTAATGCTCTAATATCTGATTTTAATTTCACGTGAGCATTAACCCAAAAAGAAGGTTCTACGGGACCTGTACCAAAGCGACTTGATCCATCAATGGTAGGTGTCATTTTTTCTGTATTATTTTCATCTAAATATGCAATCGATCTATTAACATCTTTTTGGGTTAATTCTGTTATCGCATTTCCGTTAACTCCAGACAGACAAGAAATTTGTGCAACTCCAGATTCCCATACATCACGTGTTACTTTATCTAACATAGTATGCATACATTGAGATAGATTATCTGCTGTCTCATTAGCTGTATCATCTTCAACAACTAAAAGCACTTTTCTAGAAAGCAATACTACTTTTCCAAATTCTTGTACTGTTACGTTCATATCAAATTTGTTAACTTGTTCTGGTGCTGGATCAGAATCTTCTGCTAATACTACTGGGTCAGAATTAATGTTCTCTTGTCTTCTAAACGCCATTGTATCTGTATTTTTTTGAGGTAAAGTAAAAGCTCTACCAAATAAATTATGTGTATTGTTAGGTTTTGATCTTTGCAACAAAGCTCTATGCGCCCATAAATCGGCCATAGAGCCGTAACCTACAGTTGTTGTAACAGTCATAATATCTCCTATTATAAGACCTTACCTTCGGCTTCGCTTAGTTTTCCTCCACTCTGCAAATTCTGAGTCATTCATGGTCATTACATCTACAGCTTGATTCATCGCCGCTGCTCTTGGGATTCCTGAAGGTGAATTCGGGGTATCCTTTTTTGTAACCGATGGACTTACCAATGCTGCTTTCTGCTTTGGACCTAATTTATCCATTAATTCCCATGCTTCTGCATATCTGTTTTGCTTTGCTTCTATTGCTTGCGTTAAGTTAGGCCTCTGTTTTAAAAAGTTAGTTAATTTTTCATTTATAACTTCAGCCTTTTCAGGATTTTCTTGTATCCAAATACTTTCCTTATCAGCCCTTGCTCTTGCATCTGAATCTTTCTTAATTTTAACTTCATGCTTAACAAGGTCTGCTCTGGTTAGCGGTTCATATTGACTTTCGTCATCTTCCTGAAGTTCAGGCTGCTGCATCTGTTTTAATTGATGCTCTCTGAACATTCTTAATTCTTGGTCTTTTTCAAGACCTCTTTGTTCAGAGTCTTGTCTCTTTTTTCGCTCTTTTTGTAGAGCTGCTAAAGGGACTTGTTGTTCTCTTGTTTCTTCTTGACTTTCTGCATTACCTAATGCTTCAGTCTCATTAACAGGTACTTCTGGTATGTTCCCTTGAACTACTTCTTGTACTTGTTCTTGTACAGCTACGGTTTCTGTATCCATTTTTTTCTCCCGAAATAACATAAGATAACCTCTTATGATGGCATAGCACCCTTTGCTTGTAGGTAGGCGACACCTTCCTTATTGAACTCTATTTTTAGTTTCTCTCCCTTAACTGTAGGAGATACCATCCATAGAAGTTCTTTAAATCCTCTAATATTATTTATAAAATAAACTAGAGTATTACTTCTAAATCCAGGCAATTGCTTGGTTAATTTAGGTTCACTAATACGAAATATAGTAGGGTCAATAGGATCAAACTTTGCATGAAAAGTTAGAAAGTAAGTTCCTTGAATATGACCATGTGATCTAACAACATCTTCAACAGTTTTATTAATAATTGTTTTAAGCGATGTTTTTTCATCGATAAGACTGCTTGGAAGTATTAAATTACTTACTGGATCTCTCATCATTTTACTAGTCATGTAAACCTGCTTTACATTCCGCTTTTGCCACGTAGACAATCTCTTTCTATGTAAGCTTTCTGTAAAAGTTTATTACACTTAGCTTGATCTGGGTTAGAACCTGGACCACATTTAGAACTAGTTCTGCTAGGTTGCTTAAGTGGATTATCCTTAGAACTATAAAGACCTTTTCCTGTTGTCATTGATTTTTTTTCCATATATCCTCCATGATTTATGGTTATTGTTCTTGAGGTTGATTATTCCCCTCACTCTCTACTGTATTTGCTTTAGGTTGCGGCTGCTCTACTGTTGATTCAGCATCAATAGTAGCTTCAACCACTTGCTTCTCTTGCTGTATTTGAGCATGTAATTGATTTATTACGTCCAAAGCTTGGATCAATCTATCTTCATGTAGCTTTGATATTTCCACAGCAGCTTTTACTCTGTCTAGTTCTGCGCTAGCTAAATTAGATACTGCCTCACTAGACCTTTCCATTCTCAAACCTTCGTTTGCATCTGCCCTCGTTCCTCTTTCGTGTGCTAATGCATTCTTTTCATTCGTCGTTGCTTCTACTAAAGCTTCTTGTTTAGCTTGAGTTTCTTTCTGTTGTTGAGATTGTTGCTGTTCTTGCTGTTGAATTGCTTTCTCTAGGTCTGACATTCCAGACATTTGAAGAGCTGCAACTATTTCAGACTGCGGAACATCAACAATTTGTTCACGTTTTAGATTAACAAGTTCGTAATAGTAAGCATCTTTTTGAGATTGTGATCTTACTCCTTGTTTTACGATTGCATCATATTGCTCAAATTCTTTTTCATAGAATTGTTCTGTTGGTGCTTCTCCAATTATTCTTTTTACTTTTCCAGGAGGATAATGATGTTGAATTGCTTTAAGAACTAAACCACCAATAACTGTTTGAGTTACTTCGACATTGTCAAAGATCTTACGGTTAGATCTTAGCCCTTGAGCAATTCGAACTTGTGCTAATTTTCCTGATACTTGAGTGTTTCCTTTATCATCAACCCCTATCACTGACTCGTTTACATTAGCAAGCGTAAGAGTTAGTTGATCTAAAACATTCTGGTATTCAATTAAAGACGGGTTAGCTACTCCACCTTGCAATTCTTGAACCGAATTCAACCCTTCTGGGGCAAATTCTGGATCTACACCTATAAGTTTATTTTGTCCTGATTGTTGAAGATCTGCTACATCTGGCACTGAACCTATAAGATATTTATAACCAGTGGATATCGTGCTATCCATCATATCTACAATCTTCATGTGACGTTTATTAAACTGTCTCTGAGCAGAATACAACGTTGAGGCTAACCCTTGAACTCTTTGTGATGGTTCCCAAATGCTAGGTTCCATATAGCAAAGAATTGGAGCAAATGGGTACGTTTGATTAATGCCTGTCTTATCTTCGCCTGTATAAACTGGCTGGCCATTGAGCATTATATTTAATTCAACAAAATCTCTATCTACTGTTTCAATTGATACAATGTTAGGTAGTTGGCTTTTATCTTGACCGATGGATTCTGCTTCTTCATGAAGTTTTCTTATCCTGTAAATACCGTGTTCTAATTTCTTTCTATCTTCTTTAGCTAGATCAGTAATATCTCTATAGTAAGCGCTTTGCTCATCTACTAAGAACGTTCTTTTTTTACTTATCCTTCTATAATATTGATCATATGCTAGAAGGTTTCTATTTCTACTAAGTATAGTAAAATTAGGATGATATGATAAAAACTTATCATCTCTAAATGATGATTGAATTTCTTGTATATGTTTTGGATCAACGAAAGGTACTAATCTAGAAACTAAATTCCTATCAATCAAATCTCTTGTTATGGCAAAGCCACAATCTTTAAGATCTATACGTTCAAATGTTGGATCTAGATAAAATGAATTATAAGTTCTCTTGAAAAATCCTATCTCACCATTAACAAAATCTCTTGAATAATCCATTCTCAAACCACAAAGAGATATTCCCGACTTAAAGCCTTCATCGCATGCATCTAGAAAAGTACTATAGCCTCCGCCTTTATCCCATGTGTAATAACTAAGTTTAGTAAATTGATCAGCCGTTTGTTGATCGCTTCCTTCTACTGGAGCTATAACAATGCTATTAAGATTATCTCTTAGATATCCTGAAAAGAACTGTAGAGGCCTTCTCATAATATTTAACTCTAAGGGTTCTCTACCCTCTTTCTGAAGTGCTTTTAATTCTGAGTTTGACCATGTATAACCAGATGAAGCTAAGGTATAAACTTGTGTATCTTTAACAAAAGGACTCCAATAATCATGAGCGTATCTATAATTTTCTTGGAATTCGCCAAGTAGTTCTCTATCATTTAACATAGCGACCTAACTTTAAGGTATTTATCAAAAATTAAAATTATATTTAATACTTGATTATGTCAATGAATATTTTTATTAGATGCTTAGATATAACAATTTAGATCTATAATGTTATAATAGTTTTTTGAATTTATAAAGAAATTTCTTTAATATTTGATTATATTTGATATCTTCGTCTTTCTGTTGCCTTTTTATGCTTATCTAAAGCACCAGAAAAGCTACTTATTTTCTCGATATGATTAACGGCTTGCATTGCATAAATAAAAGAATCGGCATGATTTACTTCTATACCTTCATGCTCTTTTTCAATATATTTACCATATTGCTCCGACCACTTCTTTCTAAATTTCATTAACTTATCAAGTAATGGTTTAACTTTCTTTAAAGCAAATACGCATCTATCCATTTTTATCTTTGCATTATTAATATTTATATTCTTATCAGTGCGTTTAAGAACTTGGATAACTGTTCCAGTATGTTGAAAAAATTTACGAAAATCTTTTTCATAAGAGTTTTCAACTATCAACCCATCTTTTCTTACTGCATCATGAGGCAAGAATATAGTTTTATAAACATACGGTTTTTCATTCAGCATATGATTACTATAAAATTGAACACCTTTATTATTATCTTCATAATAGTCTATTATTCTTATCTCACCATGGACTACTTGAAAAAAGGTTATTACCGTTAGATCATTTACTCCTATATCCATAGCTGTATAAACAGGCTCTAATGCATCATATAATGGAGTATATAAACACCTGCTTTCATTGTATGACTTCTCTATTCCTTGCTGGAAATAATATGCATCTGAATTGCTTAAAAATGCTTCGGATATTGTAGAACAAAATTCTTGACGTATCTTATCGCCTAGAATACTTTGTTGATGACAATACCAACGACGTTGACCCATTGTTAATGTAATATTAGCATCTTTTTCAAGCTTTTTAAAGTATTGTTCTTGTTCATGTGAGATAGTTATATTACTTGTCATTTTTTATTACCTTATAACCGTACTGATTTAAGAATTCTTTGCACCACTTAATCTTATCTTCTATTTTACTACCATTTGGGTGTCCTTTGTTCCATAATTCCAAGTTTTCTATTCTATTGATACCCCAGTTGTTTCTTTTTTATCTACACGTTTTAATATAAGCTATACTTTTTTCATATGGAGTACAGAATTTCTCGATACCAAGGAAAAAAAAAGAGTTTGTATTCGAGGGGAGATAGGTTTTCATTTCCTCTTTGTGCTGCATTATTAGTCATCTCATAGAAAAATCCACTCGCACCTTCTCCTGTACTCTCTATAATCACTTTCCCATCAATTGGTACAGCCTGAAGCGTTCCCGTCATCACCTCTTCAGCCTTTATTGGATTTCTAGCACATGTTTTTCCAAACTCTGATACTAAAATTGCTTGATATGAGCCTCCCCTTAAAGTCGTATCAACTCTAAGGAATGATCCATTCTTAAACGTTATCTCTCTAGCTGATCTTTGTATAACTCCAGCTAAAGCTTTCATATCGGGCTTAAGATTATCTAATGCGTGTCCTAAGATTCGTTTAAAGATATGCTGGGCATGTTCTAGTGAATAACTAACAATACCAGCCGATAAGTTAGAATTGAAAATTGTTTCATCTAGCATATAAAGAACACTAAAAGTTGACATTCCTAATTGCCTACTTTTAAGAATTAAGTTCCTGTTATGCAATCCTTTAAGCACTTCTTGTTGAACTGGGTTCATTACAAACTTTATAGAATCACCTTGCTTATTAACGATACGATAAAGGTTATTCATCCTCCAAGTTTTATCATCTAATAAGGTTAGGTCTTCTTTAGTCATTAGGTTTTTCTAAACTATTCTTAATAATTTCTTCGTTTATGTTATTGTTGATGTATAAAAAAATCAAAT